CGGGCCGTTGGAGATGAACGACGGCTTGTTTTCATAGCTCTCGGTATCGCGGGCGCCGACAGCTGGTTTTTTTCCGGTAATCATGTTGGCCAATGCTGAGATAGCGAGTGATATCCCGATATTAATAACCATCAGAGTAGCCGCAACTAAGAATGAAGTTGCTGTAGTCGCAACCCCAACAGCCGACCACGCTGCAACAACGGCGGCCGCCGGAATTTCTCCGCCAGCCCGCGGTATAATGCACAGCACCTCGTCTGCCCAGGGTGCGAAATTATTATCCAACGTAACCTGCCTGGTCATGTCCGGATTATTTGCATCCATTAAAACCGCCACATACTCACCCGCATCGGCGGCTTTTAAAAAACCGGGCCGATTCGCCTCAAGCGCTCTTAGCGCCTCATTTGGGGTCTTAACATTCAGCTCCCACTCGCCCTTGAATGCCTGCAAATCGCCAAACAATTTAATTTTCTTCATTGGAATACCTCAGATAACAATGTGTGTTCTGCCGCCAGTATTGCCCGTACATTTCCACGCGCGATGGCGTGCCGCGGCCGGGGTGATGCAGAATGTGACTATCGCCCATATAAATGGCGGCATGGTTGGGACAAGGACTGCCGCCCGTGTTCATGATGATCAAATCGCCAGGCCGCAGGTCGGCGACCACTTCAAAGCCTTCGGCGATAAAGCCATTCACAAACGCATGCTGGTTGGCGGGATCCAGCCACCATTGCCACTGCTTGCGCTCGCCATCGTTAATGACGATGCCAAGTTCATGTCGATAATAATCAGATACCAGGCTCAGGCAGTCCATCACCCCATAGACAAAAGAACGGCCCTCATAAGGGGCTGGCAGTATGCCTTTCGGCGTGTAGGTAAAGATTTCTTCCGATGGATAGCCGACAATCATAAACGGCACGTTACAGCGCTCGGCGCTGGCAATGTCGGCGGCTGACGGTTCGGGTGAACGGTTGGGGTGACTGTGGTACACGGCGGCGATATGGTCGGCATGTACGGCATAAAGAACCGGATCGATCAGAAATGAATGCTCGGGGTCATGCGACAGGTTTGCGCACTCCAGCACCTGGTAACCGTAACCGGTTTTAAAAATCAGTCCGCACGCTTCTTGCGGGAACGCTCGGGCAGCATGATCAATGATCAACTGCAAATTGGCATCATTCATCACGCGCTATTCCTTCCCAGTCCGGGGTTGCCGCCGTAGTCCAAGGGTTCTGTTGCGCCGAACCGAAGCTTGCAATCCGAGATCCTTTTGCCGCAGACATCCAGCCCGGCACTAAAAACCTGCACGCCAAAGCGGTCAAACCAAAGGGCCGAGTTGGTGCCGGGCCATGAACAGCCCGAGCCGCCTAGAGTGGATTTGTAGCGGTGAGGACAGCCGGTTGCCAATGCCAGCAGCCCAGGCAGTTGTTTATCTAAAAAATCCAGGGGGCTGGCCAGCTCGAATTTAACCAGCGAGGTGGTTTCTTCTGCGCGGCGCTCTATCAGATAAAACTCATCATGATACTGGTCCAGATCTGCCAATATGTAGCTGGCTAACGTCCGTCTGCGCCGCACAGTGGCCCCGACTATATCTTGATAGACGCGGCACAGATTGGTGACGAATTGGTTGTGATTGCCAATTTCAGCCATCGGCCTGGCGGATGATCCGGTGCCGCGTTTATCCAGCCCGGTGATTTTGATGTACCAGGGCGTATAGGTATTTCCCTGGTAGACAATTGGTGTGTTGCTGCTATCGGTACCGGCATGAAAATAATAGACCTGCCCTATACCGATTGAGTTTAGATCGACGCTGTACAAATCAATCATCGCCGAGTGCGTCAGCTTATGCACGCCTCCGCTCAGCACGGCGAGCTTGCCGGTAGCGGTGGACTGGGCATGTCCTGATCCGGATAAATCGATTATCGTGACAAGATCGGCGCTGGCCGAGCTGCCTGCCGACCCGTCGCCCAACAAATCAACTGACTGGATAAGATCGGCAGTGGTCGAGCTGTCTACCGATCCGTCTCCCGACAAATCAACTGACTGAAATAGATCGGCGCTAGCTTCGGCGGTGGCAGTGGCCGCGCCGACAATATCATCCTGTAACAATATCGAGCTTTCCGATCCCGCCGTTCCGGCCGCAGCTCCCAACAAATCAACTGACTGAAATAGATCGGCGGCAGTTTCGGCAGACGCTTGCGCATCACCTTGAAGCGGGGTTACATCGCCATCGGCATAATGGACTACCCAGTACCCGTGCGTTACATATCGCATACGTTGCCCTGTATGATCATGGCTCGAATACCTGGTAGATAGAGGCGCTCAAACGGTGATTGTTATCACTGACCGGCGTGGGATTCCATTTATCGCAGACGAATGTCTTAGGCGCAGAGGCATACGGGGGTTGCCATGTGAACGTTGCCACGCTTTCAAGACCATCGAAGAAGTCCAGCAGGATGGTTATTTCGGCATCAGTCAGCTCATCCCAGCTTAAACTCCACTTATCCGGATTAGGATTAAGCCCGTCAGCAGCGCGCTGTTCGTAACCATCGCCGAAGCTTGTTTTGCGTATTCTCGGCTGTTTATTGAGACTGGATGAGTAGTCAGGCTGAATCGGCAAATCGGCCATTACACTTCCTCCACTGCCACGCCGGGCAAGCTGTACACGGCGTCGTCATCTGCTACGTTATAAAAAACGAAGGTTCGGCCGAAATCGCCGGTAAATTTAACCCGCACGTCGAATTCAAAGCCGGCTCGCAATGCCGTACCGTTGGCGGGGGCAATGGCAAAAGTGACGATGCCGGTAGCGGTGTTGACTGTCCAGCCGTTGGCTTGCAGAGCGCCGTTAACGTACACCTGCACCGTACCGGCTACCGGCTTGATGATGCTGCGGTCCTGGCTGTCGCCGCCTGACTGATAACGCTTGATGAGCTGGAACTGGGTCAGTACGCCGTTGCCGGTTCCCGAGCCGAGCAGGCCTTGATCGTTCGCGCCGTTGTAAGTGGTGGAAAAATCGCCCCAGTCCTTAAGCCTGAAGCGTTGCAAGCCGCCCCGCCGCGCCCGCCAAAAAGATTGCAGATACTCCATTTCGGCACGCACTACTTTGCGGTTGCCGACTTGCCACTTGCCCTTGATGCTGTACTGGCTCATATTGCCGATTGCGCCGGAGTTTATAACCGGCATGCGGTTGCCGCGCATGCTGTGCGTGGCGGTTGATTGGTAATCGAAGTCCAGCTCCAGGCGTTGTTCGCTATCGAGTAGCATCGCTTAGCCCTCTTTTGCCAGCAACCCGCCGGGGCGCTTTTCGGTAACGATGACCTGGCGCACGGTCGCATTAATCAGGTCACCCAACTTATTGCCTTTGGCGGCGTCGTTTTGGTTGTCGGCGCTGACGGTGACATGGGTCGTAATATCGACCCCATCTGATTTACTGCCGATAGCCGTTGTTTTGCTCAAGTTGTTACGGTGCCGTGGGTCGTCGGCGGTTAACACCTCTTCGTTATTCAGCGCGATGATGGGCACTTCGTTGGGCTTCAGCCCCGGTATGCCGCCGGAATGATAACGGGTCGCTGAGCTGAATATGGCCGGGTCGGCGTTGACGCTCCTGCCCCCTTGTCCAATGATGCCCCCAGTGTGAAATTGTTTTGGCATCCACTGGAAGTCGGTCATCGTATTGGAAAAAGCTGCGCTATTGCCAGCGGCTACAGATACTGCCTCACTGCCACCGAATGCCCCGCCGACAGCACCGGCAACCCCTGAAAACAAGGCGCTCAACAAGCCTCCGGTGGCGTTTGACTGTCCGTAATTTTTGCCCAGCAAGGTTTCGAATATTTGTGCAGACGCGGCCTCGGCAACCATGCGTTGCACGATTTTTGCGAAATTAGCGGCCATGCCTTCCATGCCGTTTTCGAATGGATCAAACAGAAAGTCGGCAAAGGCGCTCTGCATGTTGCGGGCGGCTTGGACGCTGAATTCTGAAAGTTGGCTAACTCCTGACTTGGCCGGATCGATAAAGTTTTCGTTGTAAGCCCTACCTAACTTTTCGGTCTCAGCTTTGAACTGTTCAGGCGTAATAATGCCTTGATCCAATTGTTCTCTGGTTTTAATCAGTGCATCATTAAAGCCGCCCTGGACATCGCCGAACTTAATCATATCCGCATTAGATTTGCGCTGGTCATAAGCCGCATTGGCATCCTTAACGGACTGATCCCACATGGCTTGCTGGCGTTGCTGTGCGGTGGTTTCCTTATCGAGTGCGCGCACCTTGGCCTCGATCGCCGACCGCTCGTCATCAGTAGCTTTCGCCGATAGGCTGCGGACTTTTGTCTGTATGGCACGTTCGTTGTCAGACAGCTTTAATGCCGCCAGCTCAAAATTCAGTTGCTGAATGTTTTTAGCGACGGCCTCACGCTCTGAGGCGTAGGCTTTGGCAGCCGACTCTGCTGCGGATTGTGCTTTTTTAGAACTCGCTTCTTTAGCTTCTCGTACTTTTTTCTCATCAGCTACTACAGTTTCCGCATACCAATCCTCAGTGTCGGCAAGTCCTTTTTTAGCTTCGGAAGCCTGACGATCGGCCTTCTCTTGTTGGTCTTGACGTTCCAGTGCGTCTTTATTTGCAGCATCCCGCTTCTTAATTGCCTCGATCTCCGCCGTTAATACCGCTATCCGGTCTGGTTGGGCAGGTGATGTGGCTCCGCGTCTGCGCCGTATCTCATCCTGATCTACAGTCGGTGTATTGGACAAGAAACGAGGTGCATCTTTACTGGACGCCGCTTTTAACATCTCAAGCTCGGCGATTTTGTCTTGCAAGCTAGGGCCGTTGGCGACTTGGCGAATAGCATTAGCAATGCCTGTCAACATTGGCGTCAGCGCATCGCTGATGGGTTCTTCAAGAACCTTGACCAGCTCTGTATAAGCATTTCCAATATCGGCATATTGGGCATGAATATTCTTACCAGTGCGCTCCGATGCGCCTTTATAAGCTTCCAAAGCTTTAACCAAATCATCGCGAAACATCGATGTGGTATAAGCACCAGTCTCCGCCATGGCTTTCATTTCTTGGCTCGTCAGCCCTGACGCTTTTAAGATTCCTTGCAGCAATCCTGGAATGGGGTCAGTTGCCTGACGCATCTCATCCCACTGTACGGTACTATTGCCCAACTGCTGGATAACGCCTCGCATCGATAGCGCCAGATCGGCATTGCTGACACCTAGCTCTGATGAGGCGTCGGCTAAGCCTTCCAATATCGCCCGACCTTCCTTTTGTGTGACTATGCCGCTTTTCTGCAGGGCGAGCAGCTTGGTATAGGAATCGCCGAGTGTAAAATATTCTTTATGCAGCCGCTCGGCCGTCTCTGTTAAGTATTTATCGGTTGCCGCATATTTTTCCGACGTAACAGTCAATGATCTCAGCCGGGTTTCTGTATCCTGCAAGTCGGCGGCTTTTTCAACTACGGCTTTGCCGCCTTCCAGTAACTTATAGACAGCAACCAAGCCAAGCAGTTGCGACTTTAATCCGGCAATCGCGGCACTTGTAGCTCCGACGGACTCGGAAGATCCTGAGAAGGTAGAACTCAGCGCACCGCCCAGGTTAACCTGCTCTGTTGCCAAGCCACGGGACGCTGACGCGAGACTAAGCTCTGCTGCTGCCGTCCGCTCAATTTCGGCACGAGCCGCCGCGGCACCTCTGGCAGTTGCAGCTAACGCTTCGGCTGCTCGTGTGCTGGGGCTTGACAAGGCCAGCATCATTGGGTGAATTGATCCCGTCGCGCGTTGTGCTGCGCTACCTACTCCATTAAAGCCGCCGGTCACTTGATTCAATTCGCTAAGCGTCCGCCCCAGGTCGGCCCTAATTCTGATCAGCAGTTCGGTATCCTGATTAGCCATTATCTTCTCAATTCACGTAATATCTTAGGCAAGTCCTTAGCGCCGACTGCCAGGGCGATTCCTTGAATGTTGTCGGCCCGCTCCAATCGTTTGCGGCGGTGCAGCGCGGCGGCAAAGTGTTGCATCTGTCGCCATGTTAGCTGTTGGCCGATAGTTTGAGGGCAACTGCCAAAGCCCGCTGACATCAGCAACAAAAACAATTCGGCTAACTCTTGGCCGGTGGTTGGTTCAGCACGATCGTCCCGAACTGTTTTGCAAAGGCCAGCCGCCGCAACAAAAAAGGGCCGTTGATCTCCCAGAATGTCATCGACAGCAACGTGCCGTCAGCGTCGTTCAGTTCGGCAATCCACTCGGCAGGTTTGCTGGCTGACATTGCCAGCAGTTGTGTCCAGATGCTGGCGTTCTTGCCGATGACGCGATCCAACTCAGCTAAGCCCATCGTGTTTTCATCCTGGATCAGTGCCAACAGGTCGGCCAGCAAGGGCTGAGCGATAGCGGCGGCTTTTAGGCCTTCCAGGTACTTGAACTCATGGACAGCGGTTTCTTCGCCGCCGATGGTCAGTGTTTTGTCCGGGAAAATAATGTCAGCTTC